ATCGACGCACATACGGCGGCAGCCTTCCTGAATGATTTGGTGCCCACACGGGAAACTTCTCGGCACTGGATTGTTGTTTTCAACGGGACAGGCAGCCGCCCTTTCGTTGTTTCCCGTGGCGGAGGAAGCGGCAAGTACATAACACGGGGGACCGACCGCCGCAGGCCGTCCCCCACAACACCCACTTGCCCTATGAACAACCCATCATCCCCCCGTTTTACCGTTATTTTCGGGGAAAAAAGAAAAAAATCATCAAAAAGTTTTGGCGGTATGCGAAAAGAAAGTATATTTGCAGCGTCAAAACTTACAAGCGGCCAAAATGCCGCCGGAAACCATCCGGCTATTTTTGTGCCCCCACTTTATCGGAACCATCGTATAACCATGCCGTGTCGGGAGTCGGGAAACCGCCCCGGGGTTACTGCTTGTAAGTACCTGACAGCGCGTAGCATGGTTACTTTATTTTGTCAAAACTTACAAGTTATGAATCAGAAACAAATTGGCGTTCCCTTCACTTTAGTGAGCGCGAAGGCGATTTATTGCCGGATGCTGGCCATTTGTTGCAATTCTTTGCAAAAGTTGCAAGATTTGAAAGAAAGAGAGAATGCCTGGTTCTCGGCCTTGTGCCAGGAACGAGTCACCAACCATGAGGTGCTGGTCACCGCCGTCGCCGTCTGCGTCGGCCTGCCCCTCATCCTCATCATCGCCGGCCTGGTGCTGGAAGGAGGTGCGTCATGATCGTCTGCCATTCATTCTTCTGCAAGAACGGTCTGCCGAAATACCTCGACAAGGCCGTCGACCTCATGAGAAAGGCCAACCACAACGCCTTCGCCACACCCGACGACTGGCAGTCGTTCCTCAAGGTGCTCCGTCGCTCCCTGGAAGAAGTGAACGGCGCGGCCAGAGGATGGCAGATTTACCTTGGCAGTGGCCAACTGTCGATAAACAAAAAGATGTCCGAAGACTACGCCGCCCGCTTAAGCTATTTCACGCTGAAAGACCTGCTGATGTGGAACGAGGTCATCGGCGACTTTTTCGGACGGGCCGACAGGGAAGGAGGTGCGCTATGATGAGCGACACGGAAAAGACGGTGAACGCCGGAGGGCGTACCCTGCTCGATGAGATCCTGATGAAGAAGGAAGAGGAGCAGGCGGCCAATGAATACACACCCCGCGGCATGAAGGTGTCGATGGGACGTTACGAGATGGAAGTCACTCCCAGCATGCTGGCCAACCTGTGCGCTATCCACGACGGCGACCACATGCCCGAGGCCATCGACCGCATAGAGAGCGTGATGATATCGATGTACCGCGGCGAGGTCGATGCCGACATGGTGATGGGTTGCCTGAGCGTGCTCCACGACATCAAGGACGACTACGAGTTGATACTCGCCATGAACATCCAGGAAAGAAAGGAGGCGGGCCATGATGGTGAGTGAACTCCGACGCGCACTGGCCGACATGAACCCCGACGAGGAGGTGTTCGTCGAGGTGCACCTGGCCCAGAGCCTGCAATTCGCCGACAGCACCATCGCGGCGCGCAAGGACAGCACGTTCTTTGCACCGCTGTCCTCCGTCGATGGACACTATCCCTGCCTGATCACCGCTCAGGCCACCGTCACCCTCGACATCAGCGTAACCCCCGACTACATATGAAAGAGATATAGCCCAGCCCCTCCCCGGGCGGCGGGCGCGTCTGTCCTACGCCGATACGCCCCCGCCCCTTATCTTTGCAAACGATACATTACCTCTGACAACATGGCCAATACCATAGAACAGATATACCAGGCGAGCCGGCAAGGACTCGACATACTGCTCGACCTCTACCCCGATGCAGCAGGATGCGCCGAGGGCACGAAAAAGAAGTTCCGCATACGCGATGGCGACCGCACCCCCTCCGCCTCCATCAGGAAGAAACCCACCAAGTGGGGCGACCTGTGGATGGTGACCGACTTTGGCGGCGACGGGCGCGAGCACTCCCCGCTGGATGCCTACATGCAAGAACACGGCATACGCCAGGAGTATGTCAAGGAGGCCATCCTGCAACTGGCCGAACGCTACGGCGTGACCGAACACCTGAGCGCGGAGACCAACAAGCCCGACATCGAGGAGCGCGCGGCCACCATCGACGAACTGGACGGCCGGTGGTACCTGCGCTTCAAGGAGTCGTTCACGAAAGAGGAACTGGAGTACCTGGGGCCCTGCGTCACCCAGGAACACTGCGACCTGTTGCACTGGAAGAGCGTGGAGAGCATCACCAAGATCTACCAGCGACGCGCCAAGGTGATACGCTCCAACGCCTCATTCCCCATCTTCGCGCGGGAATGCCCCCTTGATGATGGGGAAACGGCCGGCGACAACCCAGCACCCGACACTCAACCTTCTACATTCTACAAGATCTACCAGCCCAAGAGTTTCGACAAGGCCCTGCGCTTCACCTACTATCCCCGCGGCGTGATGCCCAAGGGATACGTCCACGGACTGGCCGAGCTGAAGAAGCGGTTCCGCGAGTACAACGCCCAGGAAGAAGCCGAGGCGAAGAAAATCAACCCCGACGCGCCCTACCGCGAGCGCAAATTGCCCGAGGCCGTGCTCTGCTCCGGCGAGCGCGACGCGCTGTGCTGCCTTTCACAAGGCTACATGCCGTTGTGGCGAAACTCCGAGACGGTGCCACTGGACGAGAAGACCTACAAGGTGATCATGCGCCATGCGGAGACGCTCTACAACATTCCCGACCTCGACGAGACCGGCATACGCAAGGGGCGCGAACTGGCCCTCCAGTACATCGACATACGCACGGCCTGGCTCGACCCCTGGCTCTCCGACTACAAGGACAACCGCGGCCACGGACGCAAGGATCTGCGCGACTGGATGGAACTGCGCCGGCGGCGCGACGACTTCCGCAACCTGCTGCGCACGGCCCTGCCCGCCCGGTGGTGGACGGAGACCATCAACGACAAGGGCAAGCGCGACCTGCGCGTGGATACCGCCTGCCTTTTCCACTTCCTGAAGATGAACGGGTTCGGCGTGCTCAAGGACCAGGACTCGGGCGAGATCTGCTACGTGCAGGCCGACGGCTACAAGGTGGACGAGGTGAAGCCGCGCGACATCAAGGAGTTCCTCAAGCGGTGGGTGGTGGCCAGGCACGAGGATCGTTCGGTGCTTAACCTGGTGCTCAACACGCAGAAACTCGGATCCGCGTCGCTCGACGGACTGGACTCCATAGAACTCGACTTCAAGAACTACGACATGACGCGCCAGGTGTTCTTCTTCGACAACACGGCCATCGAGGTGACGGCGGAGGGACTGAACGAATACCGGGACCGTGGCGGCAAGGGCGGCTGCGTGGTGTGGGCGCGCGACGTGATCCCCCACCGGATAGACAAGCGACGCTGCCCGGAGTTCTTCTCCATACACAGGGAGAGCGATCCCGAGAGTGGGGAACCGGTGTTCGACATCGAGGTGAAGTCCACGCGCAGCCATTTCTTCGCCTACCTGGTGAATACGAGCCGGCTGCACTGGCGCAAGGAGATGGAGACGCGTTTCGCCACACGTGAGGAGCGCGAGGCCTATGCCCGGGCAAACCGGTTCCGCATCGACGGCGAGGGACTGACGGCGCGGGAGATCCGCGAGCAGAAACAGTGCCTGCTCAACAAGATGTTCACGGTGGGATATATGCTGCACCGCTACAAGTCGCCGTCGAAGGCCTGGGCACCCATGGCCATGGACTACAAGATCGGCGAGGAGGGACAGTGCAACGGCCGCTCCGGCAAGTCGTTCTTCTTCGCCGCCCTGGGCCAGCTGCTCCAGACGGTGAACCTCTCCGGCAAACAGGAGAAACTGCTCGACAACCCCCACGTCTATGCCGGTGTGTCGAGGTACACCGATATGGTGCTCGTCGACGATTGCGGCCCCTATACGTCGATAGAGCGTTTCTACGACGCCATCACCACGTCGATGACCATCAACAAGAAGAACGTCGACCCCTACACGCTGAAGTTCGAGGACAGCCCGAAATTCGCCTTCTCCACCAACTACGTGCCGGCGAAGTTCGACGCCTCCGACGTGGGCCGCCTGCTCTACATGGTGTTCTCCGACTACTACCACGTGAAGAGCGAGGACGACGACTACCTGGAGACGCGCCAGATAGGCACCGACTTCGGCAAGGACCTATACACGTCGGACTACACCGAGGAAGAGTGGAACGACGACCTGGTCTTCATGCTGGAGTGCTGCCGGTTCTACATGAGTGTGGCCCGCGAGGGGGTGAAGATCCAGCCGCCCATGGCCAACATCATGACCCGCAAGCTGAAGGCCGACATGGGCACGACGTTCGAGGATTGGGCCACCGGCTATTTCTCCGAGGACTCCGGCCGCCTGGACACCGAGCTCAACAAGATCCAGGTGATCGAGGACCTGAAGCGCGAGTCGCCTTCGCTGCAGAAGATGACATCGCAGAACTTCATGAAGAAACTCAAGGCATTCTGCGAGCTCTCACCCTACATCGACTGTCTCAATCCGGAGGAGATGCGCAACTCCTCCGGGCGCATCCAGCGCAAGGAGACGGGCCAGGCTCCCGGCCTACCCGCCAAGACCGTCGATATCATCTATCTGCGCACGGTAAAGGAGGCCGAACGGCTGAAGGGCGCCGCCCATGGCTCGGATGCCGGCAGCATCGAGGTGCCGCCCGGAGAGACCGACGCCGCCAAGGGCGATGCCCCGTTCTGACCCAGGATATGCTTTTCCAGCTCCCAATAGGTATTTGTTTTTTGAGGTAATTTGTAAGTCATGGATAATCACGCCTGCCGTGAGGCACGCATCCTTCTGAGTTATAATTTTTTTTCCTTAGAACTACACCGCCCGCCTGCCGTGAGACACGCGGGCGGTTTTTGTGTGCCCCAGCAAAACCCCGCAAAAAAAATACAAAAGCATTGAAAAAACACCAACACCCATCCGGCAGGGAGCATTGACCAAAAGGGCGGAGTAATTTCATTTTTCTTTACATTTCCCACCGTTTCCACCGCTTCGCCGCCGTTTTCCCCTCTCCCCCTTGTTCTAATTGGGAAAATTTTTGTGACTTTGTGACCAACATAAAAAACGAGCCCAAAAACATAGTAAAATAGAGCCTTCCCGACGGTCACAAAATGGTCACAAAGTTGGTCACAAACTGGTCACGAAATCACAAAGTTTGTGACCGTGACCCCGTTTTTCGCCTATCTCGCCCCTCACCACCCACCTCTCACCCCCTGAAAAACGGCCGTCACAATTTTGTGACCGCGCGAAATCGTATTTGTGACCGACTTTGTGACACGCCTATTTCCTTGATAGTCAAAAAGTTGGTTTTCGTCACACACCCGGTCACAAAGTCACAGCGATTTTGTGACCAATTCATCAGGCACAGCGCGGAAAAGAGACACCTGGAAAGGGTGGATAAAATTGAAAATATTTTACATGTCGTATTTTCCCACCATCCTGACAACTATCATATATGATAATTTTAATCCGAAAACTATCAAATCCGATAGAATTTTGCTATCTTTGCGGGGTATGATCACCATCTCTGTAGATATCATCCCCTATGTGGCCGAATACATCTCCGGCAAGTATTACGATGCCTCCGTGGGGGGTGTCAGGTTCCCGCCCGGAAGCGATATCTATCATCTCATCTACGACCTGCTCGCCAAGAGGCCTTACGGTGTCAAGCCGGCTCCCGGCAACCTGCGCCTGGCATTGCCCGACCGGAGGATGGCCAACAAGGCCGGAGGCAAGTCGCCCGAGCAGTACAACTACATCTCCGCTGCCGGGCAGAGGATCCTCGAACGCAAGATGCGGTTGCTCTTCTGGGCCGAGGTGCACGACCTCATGGACGAGAACAAGCACCTGCACGGCATCAACTACAAGGACACCGTGTGGGACTTCCTCCACCGCTACGGTATCCGCTCCATCTCCGATGACGGCATCCTCAAGAACTACCAGCGCTGGAGGCTGAAGACTCGTCCCAGGGCCTTGAGGAAATACGAACATCGTAAAAAACGTTAAAAACAGCCCGGAAAATCACCTACCGACACCCGTCTTTTGTCCTTTTGTCTTACCAACCAAGCCACCATCAATCAGTCAACATCATGAATATCATTCACACCCACCCCGTCACCGTACCCCATTGCCTGCGCATCTTCACCCTCAATCAAGTGCCCTCGTTCGCCCTTGTTGATGGTATGGCAATCCTATCACTACCGTCGGAAGCTTACGTCGACGGCCAAGACGCCGTGCCAGGATCCTTGGATGTGTCCGATACCCCCGGCGACACAAACATCTACCAGAAGACCTATTCTTTCCGGCTGCGAGGAGTCACAGCCAAGAGAACACGGGCGCTCACGTCGCTCAAGATGCAAGGATGTATCATGGAATATATCGATGAGAGCGGCAACAAACGGATAGGTGGATCGCGTGACTGGCCACTATATTTCTCTTTCCACATCGCCGATGGGGCCTACCATTGCATACTCACCGGACAAGGAACGGAACAAGACCCGTTCCTTATATAGGTATTTTCCAAAATTGGCCGTTTTCGCTTACTTTGTCGTAAAAATCGACGAAGTGAATAAGATATACCATTTTTTGAATACCCGATGGGCAATGGCCGCCAATGACTATGCACGGTTGTTGATGACTGTCATGCCCGCCCTCAAGAACGGGCAGATAGATACCGTAGCCAGATACCTGGAGGCAAAACAAATGGTGGTCTACGCCACCACTCCATACCTCGCCGACCGCTACGAGCTTGACGACGCGACACTGCCGGATGGTTCGGTGGCAGTGATATGCCTCGACGGCCCATTGTTCTCCTGGGAGACCCTTAACCTCGAACGACGACTCCAACAGGCTGCAGACAACAGTAAGATAGTTGGTGTTGTGCTGTGGATTAACGGACCAGGAGGGATGATCTCCCGTGTCGACGTAGTGGCCGACATGATCACCAACTATCCGAAGCCCATCGCGACATACGTGGCAGAAACAATGGCCAGTGCGCATTTCTGGATCGGGGTGAGTGCCGGGCGCACGTTTGTCGACTCACGTCTCAGCGAAGTGGGAAGCGTGGGCGTCATGATCACATTCCAGAGCCTGAAAAGATACTTCAGCGAGCAGGGTATCGACATACGGGCTATCTACCCGGATGCCGCCGATCTTAAGAACAAGTGGTTCCGCGATATCGAAGATAACGACGACGAGACAACCATCAAGGAACGTCTCACGCTCGACCACAGGATCTTCTGCGAACATGTGGCCAAATCGCTCAATATGGATTACGACCCAGACATGGCTCTTTTCCGTGGAGAGACATTCACCGGTACCGAAGCCGTGGAAAAAGGTTACATCGACGAGATCGGAAACCTACAGGATGCTGTGCGATGGGTGGTTGCCACCGCTACGGCGAAGGAAACGAATAAAATAATCGATTTTTAGTTATCAATTAAATTTTGTTGTACAATGAAGTTCAAGAAATTTGCAGCAACCATTCTCGCCATCCTCGGACTGACGGAATGGACGAAAGAAGAAGGTAAGTCGACGCTTACCGACGAACAAGTGACCGCCCTCCAGCGCTACGGGTTCACCGAGAAGTTCCTCGCAGCGTTCAAGGAGGCTCTCGCCAACGACTTCGGCGACGAAGACGAGACCAGGGAAGACGAAGGCAACACACGCACGGCTCTCCTGCAGGGTCTGCTCGCCGACACTACGGCTCGCCTGACTGCCGCCCAAGAGCAGCTGGAGACTCTACAGAACAATGCCTCGTCCACCAAATCGGTGCTTGCCGCCAAGGACCAGGAACTGGCATCTCTCAAAGCCAAAGTCAAGGCCCTGACCGCCGCCGCCGAGGAAGATCCTGGAAAAGGAGCCATGAGACGACAAGGAGCGAAGGCAACCCTCGACCTCTCCGACGAGAAACAGCTGGGTGGTATGCCTGGCGAGATGTTCGCTCTCGACCGTCCGTACAACCAGCGTGCACGCGCCGCTCTCCTCTCACGATACGGCCAGGAGGTCATCGCCCAGCCGGTAGCCCAAAGCATCGACTATTCGCGTCTCCAGGAGGATCTTGGAGCCTTCTACCGTATTCCTTGGCAGGAACGTCTCCAGTCATTCCTCCTGCAGTTGCCTACCGTGGAGAGTATCTTCCCCCTGCAGAGCGGCTACCAGGACCTGGCTACCCTTGCCAACATCTGGTTGGGTGAGTTCTCCCAAGCGGACAATACGGCCAGCGACTTCGACAACGTGACCAAGGGACAATATGAATTCGACGACGAGACGCTTCGCATGTTCGATGTCATGTTCGCCCACAAGTTCAAGAACCTCAAGGCCCTGGAGAAGACATGGATAGGTTCGCTCAACAAGGAAGGCTCTGATGTGATCAAGTGGAGTTTCATCGAGTTCATCCTCGCTGAGACAGCCAAGAAGTTGCACAATGAGCGCGAACTGCGACGTATCAACGGTGTGCGCAAGAATCCCACGCTCAACGAGCCGGGACGAGCCATGGAGGCTGCCGACGGACTCTACGAGTGGCTGCGCAAGAAGATCGACGGCCATGTCGACATCAACAGCGGTAAGACGGTGTATCAGGTCAAGCCCTTCGAACTGGGCGAGATCACCGAGGCCAACATCGGCGAGAAGATCTACCGAGGAACATCGATGGTCCCCGCTGTGCTGCGTGACAGCGGCCAGTTGGCGCTTTACATGCCTTCACACATGGTAGTGTGGTACCACAAGTACAACGAGACCCTCTACGGTCAGAACATCGACTATAAGGCCGACATCATGTATGTGAAGGAATATCCTTCCGTCCGTATCATACCGGTACCCAATGCCGACAATCACCAGCGTATCTTCTGGACCATGGAAGGCAACGTACAGACCTTCGAGCATCTGCCGGGCGAGATGATCGCATTCCATCTGGAACAGCAAGACTGGACGCTCAAGGTGTGGGCCAACTGGAAGGAGAGCATCTGGGCCGTAGCCGTCGGTTTCAAGTACGAGAAACAGGAAGACATGGACTACTCCCGCCAGATGATCTTCGCCAACGAGTACGATCTCCCGTCCACCTACTTTGTGGAAGGAGAGAAAGATGCCAACCCCAACGTGGCACTCCATTCGTCAGTGGTCACCGTGGCCAACACCGACACATTCGCCATCACTGATATTAAGAATGCACAGGTTGGCCAGGTTGTCACTATCAAGTGCGGCAGTACCGACAAAGGGGTGACCATCACCAAATCCGGCAAGTTCTCGCTCATCAGCGAGGCATGGAACCCGGAAAAAGGCGACACCATCGTGCTGATGAAACGCGCCGACGGCAAGTTCATCGAACTCAGCCGAGCTGACGGATCCGCCAGCGCTCTCCAGTTCGAGGATGACGACACCACGCCTTCAGTGGCCGGCGGTACCGTGTTCGTGACAGGAGAGAACACCAAGGCAACCGCCCTGACTTCTCTTGACGATGCCACAGAAGGCACGATCTACACCATCTACGGAAACGGGTCGACCAACGCAACCACCATCGCCAACTCCGGCAACTTCGTGCTGACGGCAGCCATGACCTTGAGCCAAGGCAAGCTGATCAAGTTGGTGAAGGCCTCGGACGGCAAGTTCTACGAGGTGTCACGCTCTTGAGATAACTGTATGTGGGGCGCCCGTCACCCCGGTGCGCCCCACTTCATTCAATAACCTTAACACATTAAAGTCATGACTTATGTTAAAGCAAACATCTCCAAGCCCGGCGGTATGCCAGGAAAAGGTATAAATCCTAAAGACGCGGCAGTCATTTATGACGTCGACGACATTCTCTCTTTTCCGGCGAGGGATGCCGCAGGTGTGGTCATCGAAGAAGACATCGTAATGAAACCGGGGCGGTACGCCGTGGCCGTTTACTTCACGCCTGGTACAGCCCAGATCCAATCCAACAGCGAGGGAGACCCCGACGCACAGGGGTTCCGTCCTCAAGTGCTGTTCTCTCATCCTGGCAGCAACAAGGAGATCAGGGAATTCAAACACAACTGGTTGGGGAAAAACTGCATCGTGGTGCTGCGCTACTGCGACGGGCGCCCGGCCGACCTCATCGGTTCCCCCTGCAACCCTACCCAGCTGGCAGTGGAATATACTGGCAGCAATGAGGCCAACGCTTCGCAACTCACCTTTGCGCAGATCTCCAAGGGTGACGATGTGGCCATCTACATGGGAACGGACACACTGGAGACTCCCGTGGCCGTGGTGGCAGCCGAAGCCACCACCGTCCCTTACACCGCCGATGGTCAATACCAGCTCAGCAGCGGGGCAGCGGAGATCAACCAGGTGAGTGGAGGCAAGGATGGCGACACCATCACCCTGATGGGCGCATCCGGTACCGCTCCGACAGTTGTCGCCGGAGGCAACATCCTCTTGCGCAATGGTGCGGCATTCACAGCGGATGAAGGGTCGCAACTGACGCTTCGCGCCTTTGCCGACGGTGCCGCCTCTCTCAAATGGATAGAGCAAAGCCGGTTCTCTTCCTAATACACTGTTTCTTCACTGCGTCCGTGCCAGACGAGAACCGCCATGCGCTCTCCGTCTGGCACTTATACTATCGTCAAAAAGAACATAAGCAAAAAATATCGAGATGAAAGAGATTATCGCTTGGTTGCAAGGAACACGCCCTTGGATGGAAGGAGTGGAATTATACCGCCGGCATGGTGTCAACCGAATGATCAAACAGACATTCACCGTGAGGGGTGAGAATGAGCAAACCCGACAGATCCTTGTCGAGGAACTGCGGAAACTGGCCGGTCTTACAGAGAGGGAACTTCGTAATATGCCACGTTATGCCCAAAAAGGGAAAAACGCTCCTGGACAGGTCGTCAACCAGGCCATTAAAAAGCCTACCAAAAAGAAAGTTTTCAATTTCAGGGAGCGATTCCCGTTCCTTGCCGACGACAACTGCCCGGATGTGCTGAAAGTGTTAGTGGCAGATGCCATCACGGCATACAACAGGTGGAAGGAAGGACATGCCACTTTGGCCTCAATGGCCGACGGAGAATGTGATGGGACCACGGAACGACTGGCAGCCGAAACGGTGGAAAACATGATCGAGGATAGGGCTATCATGGCTGAACTCGACCATTATGGCAAGACCGGAGAACTATTGGGGGTGCATCCCAAGGTCAAGGCTTACATCGATGCTGCCGGCTATACCAAGATGACGGACCTGGAGCTGCAAAGAGCACTGACCAATACCAGGAGCAACCTATCGAAAGCCAAGAAGAGAATAGCCAAGGCCGATGGTGAGGAGCAGCAAACCGAAGCATTGGCATTGCGGGATAAATGGGAAGCGGAGAAAACCGCCATCGAGCAAGAACTGGAGCGAAGAAAAAAAAAGTGACCGAGAGGATCCACACCATCCGCTACAACATGAATAGATTGGTTGCTTTTGCCGGCACACATAATCATCCTTGCGACCGCAGTGAAGCGAGCCACCAAGTAAAAGCGCTTAGAAATCAGTTGGCCGATGCCACGGAAAGACTCAACCTCCTGAATAGACGACATGGAAAAGAATAACCTGCCAGTAGCCGATACTGGAAATGATTTATCATTACAACTCAACGGTGCCGCCATGGATGGCGATCTCGACAAGGTAAAGGCCATCGTAGAAGTGGCGGATCGGATGGAACTGCGACGACTTAGCGACGAAATGGATCATGACGAATCTTATTAGTACCAAACCCTCCCGTGTCGACTTCGACCGGATGGACATCAACCAGGTGCAGCGCATCCTGAGCACGGGGTCGTTGGACAACCTGACTCCGCAGGAGCGTGAGTATTACTCACTTATGGAGATGGTGAGAGGTCTGCGTGCACGTATGCGGGCCAACGGAAAGGTTGTGACCAAGGCAGGCATCATCCGACTATTGAAAAGCGAGGCCTACGGACTGAGCGATTGGCAGGCAAGGCAGGTATATGCCGATGCCGTGAATTTCTTCTACGACACCGATGATATCACCCCTCGGGCCTTCTCCAATCTATATGCGGAGAAAGCGGAGAATCTGGCCAACCTGTGCGCAGCCACTGGCAAGATGGCCGATGCCAGGGCGTATCTGAAACTGGCCGCCGAACTGAGAGGGTGCTTCAAGCAGGAAAAAGAGGAGATTCCGGAGGAACTGCTTAACCAACGGCCCGTGGTCATCTATACGACTGCGGCCCAAGACCTTGGAGTGCCGGCCATTGACCGCAAGCAGCTCGAAGAGTTCATCGATGCCATTCCCGATATCCCCGTTGCAGTGCGCGATAGCGTGAAGGAAGACGCGAGGATCAAGACGTTCAACCTGAAAAAGAGAATGCTGCATGACATCAAGGAATTTGGTGACACCGGAGAAGAATGATGCCGCTTTCGGTGACGTGGATGTGAAATACGGTCACATCCTGCAAGTCATGACCGACTGGATAGATACGACGGTCTTCGTGGCCATCTGTGGCCGAGGAACGGCAAAATCGACGGTCATACAGGCGCGAAGGATGTATCGATGCGTATATGAGATGCCAGGATCTCCCATTGCCATCGTAGGCAACACCTACTCCAACCTGGAGAACAACATCATGCCGGCTGTGGAGAATGGTTGGAAATTGATGGGATGGTTGGAAGGCATCCATTATGTCAAGGACGTAAGACCGCCGGAGGCATGGCGGCGCCGCTGTTCCATCATTGTCAATGACTACAAGCGGGTCTATACCTTTTTCAACGGCACCACCCTCTTTCTCGGTTCCCTGGACAACCCTTCCCTGTTGGCCGGTAAGTCGGTCGTGCATCTCTTCTTCGACGAAGTGAAGTATGCGAGGGAAAAGAAAGCCAACAGGGCCTTGCCTATCCTTCGCGGCGATGCCATCACTTACGGAGCGTCACATCTATTTCTGGGACTCACCATCACGACCGATATGCCGGATATAGCCGACGGCGAAGACGATTGGTATTTCCGCTATGTCAAGGAGATGGATCCCCGGCGGGTGGAATACATCGCCATGGCGGCATCGGTGCGAAACGGTCTACTGACCAAGCTCATCAAGGAAAAGCACAAGGACAAGCCATCGCCCCGCATCCTGAGGCAGATAGAGAGACAAGTGGATTATTATGACCGGGCCCTCCTGAAGATGCGGAAAGGATCGGTGTTTTTCATCAACACCTCTTCCCTCATCAATATCGACATCCTTACCAGCGAGTATGTGGAACGGCTGTATAATGGTACCTTGGAGTTGCACGAATTTCTCAAATCCGTCATCGGCATGAAACCCGGACTGCGCCGTGACCTGAGGTTCTACGTCCGTTTCGGCGAAGAGCATAAATATGTCGGTACCAAATCGGGCGACACAGCATACAACGCCACGGAACTCATCCACCTCCGTCATGACGAGCCTTTAGATGGCGGCATGGACTTCGGCAATATGCTTTCCCTGGTCGTGGCACAGCGGGATGGGGACAAATACCGCATCCATCGGTCGATGTACGAGATACCTCCCGGTTGGTTCCGCGAACTGGCCGACCAATTCCTTTCCTTTTTCGCTTCACATGGCAAAAAAGAACTGAACCTTTACTACGACAGGGCGGGCAATAACTTCCAAGTGCAAAAGGAGGATTATGCCACCAAGATAAAAGAAGCCATCGAGAAGGATGTGGCAGGTAGACGAACCGGATGGACGGTGCATCTGAAGAGTCGCAAACAAGCGGTGATCCGCCAAGAAGCCGAATACGACTTCATGCAGGAACTGATGGATGGGAAGAACAAGTCCTTACCAAAGCTGCTCATCGACACGGCCAACTGCCGGGAATTGGTGTCGAGCATCGAGAAAGCGCGGGCTGAAGTGAGGTATGTCGGTAAGGTGAAATCAGTTCACAAGGTGAAGAAGAGCGAAAAACTGGCTCCCAGGAAACTTCCCATGAACTCCACAAATTTCAGCGATGCCTTCAAATACCTGCTTATGAGGGCGGAATGGACCAAAGCCACCCGAGGAAGCGCCAATGCAGCCAATGCCGATGGTGCCGTGGATGCCTGGCTCTCGTCGAAAAAGGCCAAGAACTGAACTATTTGGGTCGGAGAATGGATGGAAATGTAAGGAAAACAATACGATTGCCTGAAAATAAGCATCAAAAAACACATCAAATTCGCGGTTTTTTGCAGTTTTTGGGGCAAAATTTTGGTCTTGTTTTTCGTAAAACGCTAAAAAACAACATTATAGCAAGAAAAAAAGGTCAAAAGCCAAAATATATCACTCATCGCAGGCCGGCCCACTCTGTTGAGCAAAAGCAATTGCCTCCCCCTCCCGGGGGTGAAATATGAGGGTTGGCCCCTGCCATCGCCCTCCGTCTGTCTTTCATGACACGGATCGAAGCCGTTATCTTTGTGAAAAAATAGACAATGAACGAAATAGACCTCTACCAATCCATCAGGGAGATGCGTGCCATATCAAAGGCTGGCGGCACCTTTGCCATCAAGTTCCGCAAGTGGAACCGAGCCACCATGAAAGGCGGTGATCTCGTCATCATCGAACATGCCCGTATCAGGCATGGCGTGAGCGACGAAGTGATTGACCATGCCAGCGAAAAACTGTTCATCACGGACACCGATACGGGACGTGCGCTCAACTGCTGGGTGTGCCTGGTGATGGAGTTCAATGGTATGAGGACTATCATAGGATAATCAATTATTCCGAATATGAAGATAAGAAGAACAGGTAATTTCGGCCTGGTTGACACGGGCAGTTCACTCTACTCCTTTTCCATCAGTGCCAGCGGGAAAGGATGGGAACCATCCAGTACGATGCTCTTAGGGGGGCACGCCTATAGACGAAAGATGACTGTGGCCGGCACTCCCATCATTCCCATGGGAGCGGACAATATGCTGCCAGACAAGGTCAGTGAATTGCTGGACCGCTTCTATGCCGGCGAGGGTATCATGGGAAAGATCGCCGGACTGCAGTGGGGCGAAGGCCCTCGCCTGTATGAAGATGCCGTGGATGAACAGAGCAACAAGTTCTACCGTCGCTGGATAGTGGATCCAGGTATCCTTGGAGAGCTGGAGAGCTGGGATTGGCAAACCTTCCTTCATCGATGCTTGGTTGATCTTACCCACATGCAGGGATTCTTCGTGAAGTTCATCAGGAACCGTGCACCCAGGGTCGGTGCCGAAGCTCACCTGGTGAGGTTGGAACATGTGCCTTACCAGAAAGCCAGGCTCGTCTATCCGCCGGATGGCGAGGATGAACCCCGTGAAATCATGGTGGGCGATTTCCCCTATCCAGACCCGAAATATACTTATCGCTATCCTATATTCGACGCTCGCAGGCCTTTCCGTCATGCCGTGTCGATGAAATACTACAACATCTATTCCTTCTGCAAGGATTGGATGAGCACCCCTCGTTACCTGGGTGCCTTCAAATGGCTGGAGTTGGCAGGTGGGTTGGCCGACATCCTGATGGCGTACAATAAGAACGCCACCGCTATCTCACTCCACATTGAGAGTCCTCAGTCTTATTGGGATCGTGCGGAAGAACGCATCAAGGAAGTGTGCGCCAGGACAGGTGAGCCTTACAGTCCGAAGATGCTGGAGGAATTCAAGGACGCCGCCATGGAGAAATTCGCGTCGCATGTGGCCGGCGAGGAGAATGTGGGCAAATACATGCACACGACCAAATTCTGGGATACCGAAGCCGGACAGTTCAACGGATGGACGGTCACTCCGCTCGACAAGAAAATCAAGGATTATGTGGATGCGCAGATCTCCATCAGCAACAAGGCCGACGCCGCCGCCACCAGCGGGTTCGGCCTGGATCCGGTGCTCTCCAACCTGATCATAGAGAACAAGCTCTCCAGCGGTTCAGAAAAGCTTTACAGCCTGAAGGTCTACAATGCCAGCGAGACAGCCATCCCCGACATGATCCTGTGCCGGCCATTGCAGGAATACCTGACCGCCAATTACCCGGAGCGTCGAGTGAAAGTGGGATTGTACCGTACCATCGTCGACGCAGAACAAAACATCAACCCATCCAACAGGATGAAATCCAACATATAAGTAAGATCATGACAACATTATTCAATGCCTCAGGAAATGGCGCCGAGGAACTGGTCAATGTCTTAGGGTTGATCGACAGCAACCTCTCCTTTGACAAGTGGGAACCCATTCTCCCTTTGGGTATAAGAGAACTGCAAGGTATCGTAGGTGCCGATGTGGTTCGTGCCATAGACGCCCTCTACCGAGACGGAGGAGAACAAGACAGCGATGTAAAGGAATCCGTGCGCCTGGCACAACAGGCTGCCGCCATGTTCACCTGGTTGCGAGTCATACCCACCTTAGAAGCCCAGCATGGCAACAGTGGTAGGAACAAGCGGCTGGGTGAGAATGAACACGGTCTCTCTTCCATCCAGGAGTTCAAGGATGAGGAGAATATCCGCAATATGGCGTATGAGGCGGTGGACGCCCTGGTGGAACTGCTCGACACGACAAACCCGGACTTTTGGCAGGCTTCGCAAAAGCGGAAAGGGCTGGACGCGCTGCTCATCCGGACCAAAGAGGCGTTTGACGAGTATTACCGCATAGGATCGCACCGCCTGTTCCTCACGCTCATCCCCATGATCCGTGAAGTACAGCAGGGTGACATCATCCCTATCATCACATCACAACGGTACCACGACTTGCTCGGGGGCGACAATGAGATGGAAACTCTTCTCGGCGACGCCGCCCGTCGTCCCCTCGCCCTGCTCACCATGAAGAAGGCCGTGGAACGTCTGCCGGTGGAAGTGCTGCCCACGGGTATCGTGCAAGTGCAACAAAGCACCACCGTGCGCGACAAGCTGAGGGCCGAGAAGAGTGCGCGCGAGGCCGTGGCACGCAGCCTGGGCGATGATGCCGCCGCCATGCTGCAGCAGCTATCCGATATCATTGCGTCGCTCGACGACACAAAAGACTACGAGCCTTACGTGCCTGGTGTGACGTTGCAATCCAAAGGTATCACCTTCTAACCGCCGACTCATGGTAGAGATTGTCTTCAAGAACGCCCCCCATACCGTGCCAGGATGTATCGACGAACTCTCGTCCGAGCTCTACACCAAATGGCTCATTCTCTCCATCCTGTTCCACCGGGGACTGTTGCCCATCGATAAGCTGAAGGTCAGATGGATGAGCACGCTCCTTCATCTCAATATCGACTATACCTTCTATAATACAGAGATCGTCGACGAGGTAAACGACCAACTGCATAAAATAGACGGTTTCTTCGACCTCGACGCACAAGGGCAACCTGCTCCCCATCTTGCATCCTGTCGCCAGCTGCTGCCTGAATATGAAGGGTGGAAAGGACCGGGCGATATGCTCGACGGACTGACCTTCGGGGCGTTCACCGATGCACTCACGCTCCTTGGAATGGTTCGGCAGGAAGGTTTGTCTGATGGCGAGGCAGATAAGATATATGGTGAGATCACCCGCACCATATACACGCCACCGGCTCCGGGGCAGAGTCCTGACGCCCTACTTGTGTTGCACGCTATCACCTTCTTCTCCGCCGTGTGGGGACATATCCAGAAAGAGCCGTGCGACATCAATGGAGAGAAGATCGACCTCTCCATCCTGTTCCGCTCCTCCGGACAGAGGCAGGCCGACGACAAGACGGGGTGGACGGGCATCACCATGGAAGTGGCCAAGGAAGGGATCTTCGGCGATTACCAATCGGTTCGCGGGTTTTCCATGTGGGATGTGCTCATCTACCTATATCGTTGCAAGTTCGATTACCTTTACAACAAAAAGAAATAACTATGGTCAACCTATCTGAATATGAAGAATACTGGCAAGGAGTGGCCAGGCGAATCGAGGGCATTCACGATGTGACATTCGTCACCGTCGACCAGGATATGAGCAAGAAAGTATCCTCTCTCACTCCGGCAACCCTCCCCACCCTCTTCGTCGTAGTCCCTTCCGCTCGCACCTATGGACGCAATGTCGATGCCATGGGAGAGATCAATGTGGCGGTGGTGTTTCTCATGGACAAATACGACCCGCAACGGGGAGGCAGTTACGACTGTATCAAGCGGATGCAGCCCATCATCCAGGCGGTCAAGCAAACCGTCATGAACGATGCCGGAATGGGGTGTCCCGTCCTCGGGCGCTTCGATCTCGAATCATTGTCCACCCTCCCCGAAAGTGAGTTTTATGGTACCATGGCGGGATGGAGCATCGGTTTCACGTTCGTCGACAACAACATCTAACATCCGCCCATGGACAGCGACCAGATCAGCCTCAGTATCCAGCATATACAGCGCGGCATACAGGATATCTTCAACGCCCAGCTGCAGATAGCCGAGCAGCGTATTTACGGCGGCACCAAACGCCCGGAACTCATATCGCGGCGGACAGGACACCTACGTGAAGCGCTTTCCGCAGCGCGCCATTCCGTGGGGCACCATGGTGAAGGGGTGATGGCCACGGCACAGGTTCCGCTCTACATCCGTTTCTTAGACATGAAGAAACATGGGAATTACCAGATCTACAACCGGCAGGTCTATGGCATACTATACCACCAGGTGCTCAACAGAATACGCTACGGATATACTAATGAGATAGCAGAACAAATAAGAAAACAATTGATAGATGCCGGGGCGGTACTGAGTATCAAATAAGAATTATTGGATTTGTTATTGCAAGGTTAATTATAGGCTGCGGTACTTTCACCGAGTCCTTCATCTAACCATCCACCATTGCAAAACTTCCATATAACGTATTGGATGGGAAAGGTAACTATAGGAAGGAAAGCGAAACTCAATAGCGTATAATATAGTCCAAAGAGTTTCCATGACTTCTGTTTGATTTCGTTCTGTTGCAAAAATAATATTAATAATAATATTTTCCAAATTAATTCACCTTTATTTTGGCCTTATATTGCGGTCTTTCGCGAAATAAACACATTTTCTTTTTTTTGCATGTAAAATTGGCAAACCGACATGGCAAAAGTAAAGCAAGATTATATCAACTGGGTGCTCACCCTCAACTCTTCTCAAGTGCAGAAAGAGATGCACAACGTGACTGAGGCGAATCGGGAGCTGGAGAAATCCAATAGGTCAATGCGTGATAGCATGAGTAAGCTTCAGGCAGAAGGCAAGGGAAACACCAAGGAATTCCGCAACCTCGAAAAAGCGGTCAGGGATAACAATAAGATCATCGGAGAAAACAAGAACAAGCTCAAGGAACTCGCCTCCCATCTCGACACATCAGGAATGAGTGCCTCGCAGCTCTCGAAGCGGATGAAAGAGGTGCGGAAGGAAATGGCAAACACCGTCCGCGCCCTCGAACCCGAAAAGTACAAGCAGCTCGAGCAGGAACTTGAACGTCTGCAAAAAGCCTATCAGGGAGCGTTGTCCGGAACAAAAAGCCTGACCGATAAGTTTAAAGGCCTGACAAAGGAGATAACGAAAGGTTCATTGGCAAAAATCGGCCACTTCATTACCGACACCATCGTCAACACCTTCCGCCAGGCAGGCACCGTCATCATCGATTTCGAGGCGGCCAACTCCAAGCTCGCCGCCATCATGCAATCCACACAGGATGGCATACGCGACATGACCGACCAGGCACGTCAACTCGGTGCCACCACGTCGTACACCGCCTCCGAGGTCACATCGTTGCAGATAGAGTTGGCCAAGCTCGGATTCGTCCGCGAAGACATCAAGGCCATGACCCCGGAGGTACTCAAGTTCGCCAAGGCCGTAGACACCGATCTCGGTTCCGCCGCCGCACTCACCGGGGCGGCCCTGCGCATCTTCGGTCTCTCTGCCGAAGAGACGGGGCGCGCCGTCTCCACCATGGCCATCGGCACCACCACCTCGGCACTCTCCTTCTCTTACCTTGAGTCGGCACTGTCCACTGTCGGACCCGTGGCCAACGCCTTCGGATTCACCATCGAGGAGACGACGGCACTGCTCGGACAACTCGCCAACTCCGGATTCGACGCTTCCTCTGCTGCCACGGCTACCAGGAACCTCATGCTCAACATGGCCGATTCCTCCGGCAAGCTGGCAAAGGCCCTCGGACAGCCCGTCCATAATCTCGACCAGCTCGCCGACGGACTGCTCAAACTGCAAGCCGAGGGCATCAACCTGGCCGAAGCACTCGAACTGTCAGACAAACGCTCCGTGGCCGCTTTCCAGACGTTCATCTCAGGTGCCGACAAACTCAAGGCGTTGCGCGACGGCGTGACCGATTGTCAGGATTCCTTCGACAATATGGCCGCCGAGATGGGCAACAATGTGAAAGGCTCCCTCGCCATACTCGGTTCTACCCTTGAGGGACTGATCCTCAAATTCTATGAAAGCCGGGGAGTGCTCAAATTCCTCGTCGATGCCTTCACGAAAGTGGTCGAAGTCATAGGATGGGCCATTGACAAGATAGGCCTGCTCATCAAATATCTCTCGCCTGCCATCGTCTCCGTCATCCTTTTTAAGGTGGCTCTTCTCGCAGCCGAAGCAGCGGCGAAGCTCAAGACAAAATCGATGGTGGCCGATGCTGCAGCCACCGCCGCAGCCACCAAAGCCAACAATATCTTCGCCGTGGCCGTGGGCAAGCTGAAGACGGGCATCACAAAACTCTTCGCCGTCATCAAGGCCCACCCGATCGCCACCTTTCTTTCCATTGTAGCTGCCGCGGCTACGGCCATCGCCGTCTTCACATCCAAGAACCGTGAGGCCGCCGACGCTCAGGCGCGTGTCAACGCCCTCACTGCCGAAGCCGAAGCCAATGCCGCCAAGGAAAAGGCCATGCTCGACCAACTCTACAAGGCCACGCAGGACCAGACCCGTGCCATGTCGGAACGTGAGGCAGCGGCACGTGCTCTCCAAAAACAATACCCGGAATGGTTCGCCAACCTATCCACCGAAGCCATCCTCGCTGGAAAGGCCGCCGACGCCTACCAACGGCTCCGTAACCAGATAGTGGCGGCAGCCAAGGCACGAGCATACCAAGACCGCCTTGAACAGTTGGCAAAGGAGGATTATGAAGAGGAACGAGGATATAACGCCGACACTAATTGGCTGAACAGAAACCAGGATCGCCACTCGCAAGCGAGTGCAAACGTGGATAGGGATGTAAGTTTGGAAGCTTCATCTTCAACGGTGGGCAGCAAGATGGGGTACAACACCGGTAGTAGCAGCGACAAATCTTTCGAGAAAGAATATGCCGCTCGCCAACGGCGCCAGGCGGAGCATTGGCAAAGGCGGCAGGAAATCAAAGCCGAGCAGGATATCTTGGTCGACAATATCGTCGCCGTCCAGTCAGAGGTCGGCAACGCACCTTCCGGCAACACACCGGCGGGCACAGGCAACCGTTATGCCGACCCGAAGAAAACCCATAAGTCCGGATCTGGTAGCAAAAAGTCGCCCGCGCAAGAGGCCTTAAAGCAGCTCAAGGCCGAGCACGACGAACGGATGGCCGCCATCGAGAGAAACGGGAGGGAGGAACAGCGGCTGCAGACGGAGATAGAGTTGGAGAAAGCCAAGGAGCAGGAAAAGTACGCCCAGGCGAGAATCGACAAGATGGACGAACTGTCGAAGACCACATCCGACAAAGACAAGCAGGAACTTACGCGCCTGCAGGAAGCCAAGGCGCAGGCGGAAAAGGATCTCGTGGCTGCCGAGGATGCCATCGAGGACGCTTCCTTGGAGAAGGCGCAAGACCAACGTGACCGGCGCATCGCCCTCGAAGAAGCTTATTACCAGCAACAGGCCGACCAATCGGAAAAAGCATTGCTGCAAGGCGAGATAACACAGGCACAGCACGATGCTTACATGCTCCATGTGACCGAGGCTCACCATAGCCAGCTGCTCAAGATACACCAGGAATACCAACAGTCGCTGACCGACATCGACATCTATTCCAACGACAAACGGCAGCGTATCGACCGCGAGGCCGCCGAACAGGTGCGTCAGGCCCAGATGCAGCAGCTGCGCGACCGGGCCGCCATAGCGCAGAAAATGCGCGATATCGAACTACAGAACCCCATCGGTACCGAAGGAATGCGACAGCAGTTCCAGCGACAGCGCGAGGAAACAGAACGGATGTACGATGCGCTCATCGCTCTCGCCCAGCAGTATGGCATCGACACCACATCACTCGAACAGCAGCGACAGCAGGCGCTGCTCCGCCTCGACGAACAACGTCGCCAGCAGCTCTATCAGCTGCAACAGCAGATAGGTGTCACCTGGGCAGATGAATACCAGAACGAACTGGCACAATACCGGTTCTTGCTCGACCAACAGCTCATCTCCGAAGAGGAGTTCCAGAAGAAGAAACTGCAGTTGCAGGTGGACAACGCCAAGCGCTATTTCGACTATTATTCCAACCTTTCCTCCTCCATGGTGGAAGCCATGCAGCAGGCGGAGATCGACCAGGTGGAAGCCAAATACGACGTGCTCATCCGTGAAGCGGAAAACAACGGAAAAGACACCGCCCGCCTAGAGGAGGAAAAGGAAAACGAGAAACTCGAGATACAGAAGAAATACGCCGACATGAATTTCGCCATCAAGTGCTCGCAGATCATCGCCGACACCGCCGTCTCCATCATGAAGGCTTATGCCGACCTCGGACCCATCGCAGGATCCGTGGCAGCGGCGTTACTCACCGCCACGGGCATCGCGCAACTCGCCAGCGCCAAGGCCGAACGCGACAAGGTCAAGAACATGGGCAGAAAATCCTCCGCCAATAAGACCGTCGCATCAGCCGAACGCGTCGTCAACGATGGGTATGCCGATGGAGGATACACCGGCGACGGCAACCGCTACGAGGTGGCCGGCGTCGTCCACCGGGGCGAATACGTCGTGCCTAAACCCATCATGCAGATGCCTGCCGTCGTCGATGCCGTAGGCACCATCGAGGCCATACGGCGGAAGCACATACACCCCTCAGCCTACCGGGGCTACGCCGACGGAGGGTACACCTCACCCAATGCCACGCCACAACCGGGATCACCGACGGCAACCAACGAACTCGCCGCAGCGGTCCACGAACTTCATGGCGTATCGAAAACCTTGCGCAACATCAAGGCCTACGTCGTATACCAGGACATCGAACAGGCTTCCGACACCATCTCTCAAGCACGCCAACCATTCACCCGCAATTCGTAACCCACATCTCCCATGCGCCTCGAAATCAACGCCGAAACCCTCGACCTCAACAACGGGTTCTCCATCCAGATCGACGACACCAACCCAGCACTGTCCGAACGGGGATCACAGTCCATGCCGGCTTCACTGCCATACACACCCAGGAACTTGCGCCTACTACAATTCGCAGGAAGGCTCGACCATGCCAAGCCATCCACCATACCGTGCCGCGTCGTAGACGGACCCTACATGCGCACAGGGGTGGTCAATATCGTGTCGGCACAATCAAGCCACGGCATCGACATCAATATAGGTTTCGACGAGAGCGAGGCCTACAGCAAATGGAGAAACGCCAGGCTCAACGCCATCGAATGCCCCGTCGAGACATACGCCACGCACGCCGACATGTGGCAGCACTTCCAGCAAGTGCACCGCGAACAACTCTCCGACGCTCCTTACGCCATCTTCGCCGTCCTTCTCGAAAAAATCGACGGCGAAACCTACGACTACTACAATGCCGACCTCAATGCCTGGGATTCCCCAGGCGAACTGGCATGGGACGAACGCGACATTACCAAGGATGTAGACGGAACACCCACCACCATCCATGTGCCTGAAGGCTATGCCGTGGCTCCATTCCTCAAGGTGGCCACGGTGCTCGACATCATATTCGGGGCTTTCGGCTTCCATATCGTGGAGAACCCGTTCTCTTACGACCCCGAACTCTCACGCGTCGTCATCCTCCACAATGTGGCCGACGCATGCGTATCAGCAACCCTGCACTTCGCCGACCTCATGCCCACATGTACCGTCGAAGAGTTCCTCCATGCACTCTACGTCCGATTCGGCATGGTCTATGCCATCGATGCCAACACCAAGAAAGCACGCATCGTCCTCATGCGTCAAATCATGGCACAGTCGCCGGCCATCGATATCACACCATTCATCAGCGACTTCCCGGTGGTGGCCTACGAAACACCACGTCAACTGCGACTCTCTGCCAAGACGTCTTTCACAGGGGCGCAGCCAGCCGCCGAACGTTACGAGGACTTCATCGCCGGCAAGGCCGAACAGATAATACCCGTGGCGCAATACAACGAACAGTCAAGTCACTACGGTTCCATAGTCTACGAGAAATCCACCGGCAACTGGTACTCGTGGGACTACACCAACAGCAAGTCCACCTTCGCGTCGTCCTCGTTCTTCGCATGGGATCGTAAAACCGAAGGACTCGACCAAGAGGAACTCTCCTCCGCCGACGAATGCGTGCCCGTCGGACGGTTCGGCGACATGGTGTTCCCCCTCTATCTCGCCGGCGCGGTACATCACCACACATACCTGAAGGTAGCGGGAACCACACAGGCCGACAGCGCCGAGAACAGCGACACCCCACTCGCCTTCTGCCTCGCGCTGCCCCAAAACGGCCATACTTTTGGGTCGTCGGTACCTGTCAACGGACAGGGAAACATCGTTACGCTCGCCACGGGACCATTCTCCTTTGCTCTCACATTCCAGTTCCACAACGGATTGTTCGCCCAGTTCTGGAGGCAATACGACTGCTTGCTGCGCCACGCATGGGTCAAGGTGTCACAAGACATCAACATCACACCTATCCAACTGCTCGGCATCGACATACTCCGACCCGTCCTCTTGCAGAACTGCCCCGCCATCATCCACACCGTATCATATCAACTGCCGGCCAAGAACAAGGCAAAGGCCACCCTCTCACTCCGCACGCTACGCCCCGAGAATGCCGACGATATCGACAGCGAACAGGCCATACCTCACCCCTTCGATACCATACCCATGTGGCGACTGGTGGCGGTCCGGGTACAAGAGGCGCTCGACGCTATGGCCGAAACCGTCAAACGCGAGTTCTACGATGAGGGCTACGCTTCGGTTTCCGTGAAAAGCGAATACCATACCGACAGTTATACGACACCGGACAACGACCCCGAGATCTGGGAAAACCCGCCGGTACAAGTGCCTGCTTTCGCACATCGCACATACCAGTGCCGGGGGGTGTTTCACATCACCGCTATCCAAACGGCAAACTACAACAACCAGACCTCAGGCTCTCATACGGAATTCTTCACGCGCGAAGTCGACCCCATCGAATATACGGCATCCTTCCAGGCGGTTCTGCCACAATAGGCTCTATCGTCCTTTCTGTCTTTCACACGTTCATTTATCTTTGCGCTATGGAAACAAACAGGATCATCCTCGCACCGGCCACATCATCGCCCCTCGCACTCTTCAGCTTATGGCAAGAGAACCACGTCGGTACCATCGACGAGTTCTACGCATTCCTCGTCACACCATCCACTGGGCGCACTGCATTCATGGCCAGCCTCAGTCTGTCACACACCCATGTCAGCGCATTCACAACCTACGACATCAACCCGAAACCATCAACCCTCCTATGACCGCTACCATTTATCCACAGACCAAAGCCCTATCCCTTAACCCCATCATCCTCCATATTGAGGACGACAGCGAGGGTTATGTGCCTTTCTCGGTCTTGGTTCCCGTCAGCATCACTCCGCAGGGGGCGGCTCAACTGGACTACATCTACAGCGGACAGGTCTATCTGTCTGAAGCCACGGGAATGGCAGCCGACGTCAACCTCTCCGACGTCATCCGGACACTGTTCGACGGGCAGGTCGTGCCCCACACCCAGGAGTCCATCCTCGCCTCGCAATCGTCACTCTCACGCCATGTCTACTTCTGGGTGGGAGCGGCCGACGACGAAGATACCGTTCAACTCGATATCGAAGTCTACCACGGAGGCATCAGCCGACAACTCTTCCGCACGCTCCGGCTTGACCACACCGATATATTCCAGAAGCGGTTTCTCAACTACAACGGCAACTTCTTCTTCTCAGCCGTCGACACATCGTGGCAGGTCGTCAGGCACGAGACGGAAATCATGCCCCTTTTCTTCATTATGCCTGACGGAGGCGTCACCATCACACCGCTCATCCCTCAGACAGCGGCCCTCGAAACACAGCCATCATGGGACTCCGGTGCAGACCTCGCAGGACAACTCGTGTCTGTCGACATACAAGCCCTACGACGCCATTTCTTCAATTCCTGCGGGTTGCTGGCAAGCCTGTTCAATGTCACCGTCAACGGCAATCTCGCCACACGGATAGCCATAGAGCAAGCCTGGCCGTCGAAAAACACTGTCACCGCTCGTTTCCTCTCGTCACTCGGCACATGGGAGAAGATGGTGCTCTACTCCAACCCTCAAATACAGGTCGGCATAGGCAGCGATATCGACGACGCCGACGACACCTATAAGGTATTCGACACGCTCTCGCAGGACTTCGTTGACAGCCACCCAAGACGCGAGGCCGTCAGTACCATACATGCCACCACCGACATCATACTCCCACGGCAGCGGCAGGCACTGCTCGAACTGCTACAGTCCGACAGCGTCTATGTGACCATCGAAGGAACACAGGAACAACCTACCCTGGTAACCATGGAGGATATCGTCTGGCAGCACCGCCAGGAAAAGCCCGAACGCTTCGGCATCGTATTCTCTCCAATACGTCCCGGGGTGATACCCTGGAACCATGAAAGGCCGCGCGTCTTCTCGCCCCAGTTCTCACCGCAATTCATGTGATTTCTAAACTTTCAAAACAATGAACGACAATACATTTTCCATCTCCGCCCTCATTGCGCAGATTGCTGCTGCAGTCGACAACAATTCCGTATCCAACCAGATGGTGGCCGAAGTCCTGAGATATCTCTACGACCATGGCATCACCATCCAAGGCATAAGACCATATCCCTCGGTGCAGGATCTGCCGCCTGAGGCCACACCTTACGCCTATATCATATCCGGGCGTTTCTATGTCTATGTCGGCACCGACGGCGACACGCTGGATGGGCTGTACCAGGACTGCGGGGAGTTGCGAGGAGCAACAGGCGGGAAAGGGGATAAGGGTGAGAAAGGCGACCCGGGCGTGTTACTGGACCCCGAGGCCGTGGAACTGTTCGACAGTATCGACGACATCCCATCCGTGCAGGATCCTGACAATTCCATTCCTACCGCACATGTTGTCGATGAACTCCTGGCTCTCCAGACGGAGGGAGATGAGAATATCCTGACAGCCCTGAACGGCAAGTCGGCCATCGTCGACATTCGCTCATCAAGATGGTTCAACAAAAGCGGATGTTACAGTTCGTCCTCCGCCTCCAACTACAAGACGGTGACCTACGATGTGACCCACCTGCTCGGCTCCTCGGTTACCGTCCACTACACCAAGAAGAACAACACCGCCAATTACCAACTGGTGCGTCACTGGCAGGATATAGGTTCCTCGGCGGCCGCTGACTATACTACGGAGAACCTTCTGCGCATCGGCTCCAACACATCCGGTACCAGCGACAACTACAATGCCCTCAACGTCTCTCTCGCTCCCTCATCCACGGGGTACGCGGCCATGGCGGAACATGTGTCGGGCGGAGGGAGGATTTTCCTCATCGTCACCCTTTACAAGACCCGCGAGCCCGACGACTTCCTCATGCAGGAAGGAATCGTCCAGGCGATCGAGAAAAAACAAGACATACAGGAGATGGATGATACGCCCGAAGCCGGCAGTACCAACCCCGTCACCTCGGACGGAGTACACGGCGCGCTACTGCCTCTGCGCACTGAGATCTTCGGCGTGTCGGCTCTCGTGGAAAAGAAGGAGGGAAGATACCTCTTCTACAATGGCTCCACGAAATTAGGCTATTATACCGACAACAGCGACTACGGTACATTCAACTGCCATATCTACGATGTGACCGACATCGTAGGAACCACCGTGATGCTGTATTACTCCAAACGGGTGAATACCAAGACTTACATGCTCGTGGACGACTATACGGCCATCACCACTTCCTCTTCCAACATCCACTCGCATATCCTGGCCATGGGCACAACGGTCTCAAGCAACGTGGCCGCGGCAAGCGCCAACATCTTTTCCCTCAACGTGCCTCTCAATGCGGCGGCTGTGATGGCCCAAGCGGCGGTAGGGCGCGTGTACCTCATCGTCAATCTCCGGCAAGACTATGAACAGAAGAACGTATTCCTCACGGAAGGTCTCAAAGACAGGATCGGCACACTGGAAGGAACGAGACCTATTTGGCTCGAGGACGAAAAGAAGCGCATCATCGAACTGGTACGCCAGAAAATGGAACATGAGATCGTGGTGTTCGGGTTCAACACCGACCAGCACATCCGGCGGTCCTCAAGAGCCACCTACACCGACCCCGTGATCCGCGGGCTGAACGCCCTGCGCGACATGGCCGACGCCATCCCCTTCTCGCTCATTTGTCTCGGTGGCGACGCTCCCGGCTACGGCACCGACGACATGACGGTGGATGCCGTGACCGAAGAGGTGATGGAGGTGATCGCCGCTGCCGACACCGACAAGTGCCCGGTGGTCTATATCGCAGGCAACCACGACGGATTCCAGAACGCCGGCACCGAACTGAGCGATGGACGGACACTGTTCAACGCTTCCACGAAGCGAAACGTAGTGCGCCGGCAGATGGACGGTTTCCACCCACGCAGCACCAATGCGTGGTTCGACGATACAGCCAACAAGATCCGGTTCGTATTCATCGACCCCTGGAGCCGTTGTTCAGGCGCAGGCGGTACCACGGGTATGCGCCATACCGCCGCCACGGCCATCCTCACCGAAGCCTTGTCCGACAGTAAGCTGGAGAACTCGGACTGGTCTGTACTTATCTTCTGCCACAACGTGTTGGCCGACGGTGTTTCCGGCAACAACTACGCCCCGGCATCCGCCGGAAGCGTGAACCACTGGGAAGCGGAGGTGCTGCCACGCATCAACGCCGGTGTCAGGGTCATCGCCTGTTTCAACGGGCATGCCCACAATGCCGGGCATGGGGTGAAGGACGGCACGATCTTCATACGCTCGCACACCTCGAACAAAAGCGACATCTCTCAGTCGTGGGACGGCATCACATACAGCCACACACTGGAGACGGGCACCGAGACCTCGCAGGACATCTTCGTGCTCGACAAGACCGACGGGAAGATCTATGCCTACCAGTTCGGCGCAGGCATGGACCGTGTATTCGTCTACGGCGACGGCACCCCGCGTATTGCACTGTGCCACCTCTCCGGCACCGTGACCATCGGCGGCCAGCCTGCCACGGGCACGCTCACCGCCAAGCACCACAATACGGCTTATACTTGCGCTCTCGGATTAGACGGATCTTACGATTTCCCATACCTGTGCCCTGAATGCACATGGGAACTCACTCTCGACAACTACGACGGCGACATAGAGCCATACGACACCGAGGAGGGGGAATGCACATACGACATCGAACTGGGATGACCATGCAACAGAACACAAAAGAATGGATTCAATACGGCAGCGCGATAGGGATGATACTCTCGGGCATCATCCTCGCCTTCCTCTCGTTCTTCATCAACGAGAACCACGACATCGCCGACGGCGTGCTGTGGTATATCGCACAGGCGCTCATCTATGCCGGGGGCATCTTCGGGGTGAGCATCTACTTCAAAACAAAATTCGGTGAGTTCGAGTCCAAGACACGTCAGGAACTCAAGGATTATATCGACGGAAAGGAGGACAGGAATGGCAAGGAAGACGATAACACTTGATCGCCGCTACCGACCGGCACATGGTCTCTACTCCATCGGCCACCTCTACGATGCAGAAGGCAACTACATCTGCGATACCATCGAGGATACAGACCGAGGACTTACTCAGGATATGCCACTCGACGAAATCCGACGCATCAAGGTGAAGTCGAAGACGGCCATACCGCGAGGCACATACCGCGTCACGCTCGATGTCGTAAGCCCGAAGTTCTCGCTAAAACCTTACTACAAGAAGTTCTGCGGAGGCAAGGTGCCCAGGTTGCTCGACGTGCCGGGGTTCGATGGTATTCTCATCCACAAGGGGGTGACGGAGAAATCATCTGCAGGATGCATAATCGTGGGCTACAACACCATCAAGGGCATGGTGACGCGTTCCCAATCCTGCTTCGAAAGGCTATACAGGATACTGAAGGGATACCGCGATCAGGGACATGAGATATACATCTGCATACGATAATCGTTAAGAAATCCGTGAAAAATTAACATACCGAAAACGTTATGGTCAAATAATCGGGAAAAAGTAACATAAGGGCCTATGGAACGAATGAAGAACCTGCCCATTTGGGCTATCGGTGTGTGGCTGGTCATACTGGCGTGCTGGCTGCTGATGGGATGCAAGACGAAGAGCGTGACCGAGTACGTGGCCGTGCATGACACGCTGCGCACCATACAGACGGACACTGTACGCGACGTGCGCGTGGTCACCAAGACCGACACCCTCCGGCAGACGGAGAGCCATTTCCTGACCGTCAACGAGCGCGGAGACACCATCCGCGAGGTGCACGTTTACCATGAGCGGGAGAAGACCGTCGTCGTCGACAGCACAAACCGGTATAAATCCAAGGTCGATAGTCTCCAGTCTATTGTTGACAAATTGGCAACAAAAGAAGTGGTCAAGGAACCCTCGTTATGGGAGCGGTGGAAACGCGCCATCGACGTGATAATAACTTTGGCTGTCGTCGGTCTCTTTGTTTGGTTCCTCCGATGGCGGGATAGTAAAAACAGATGAAAAAGCCCCGGCGCAGGCTCATGCGTCGGGACTGATAGCAGAACAGGAGGAGGGACTCAAAGAGGAGGAGCGGCAAGCGAGGGAAAAAGAAGAGGCACCGCTCGACCTTGGGAGGCTGTCGGAGAAATTCAAAGTAACAAAACGATAGGAATAAACACTGGAGCATCAAAGTATAAGATTAAAACTTAAAAGGAACTATGACAATTACGGAATTACACAATGAATGGTTTACATACAAAAGCCAAAGGGTAAAATCAAGTTCCCTGGCTTCGTATGAATGTGTTTACACCACTTATATTGCCCAGTATTTCTCAGGACACAATATGATGGAAGGCGTAAACAACAAACAGATGAACCAGTTTATAGAGCATCTGATTCAGTCGAAGGGGTTAAGCCGTAAGTCGGCCCAAGATGTAAAGGTTGTGCTCGGAAACATGCTTAAATATGGCTCTATGGAGCATGATATTCCGCTTTTCACGTACATGATAGAATATCCCACGGCATCACTGGAAAAGAAAAAGGATTTGCATTTCTTTACAAAAGATCAATGCAAATCGGTTTTCAAGGCTATGGATGACGATCCAAGCGGTGAACTGCTGGGTATAGTAATCGGTCTCACCACCGGCATGAGGATTGGTGAGATTGTTGGATTAAGATTTGAGGATGTGGACTTCGACGCGAAAACAATCACTGTGAACAGGACAATAGAGCGCATCGTATGTGAACGCAACGGAATGAAGCTGAACCTTTCCGACACTGAAGTATTGAGCATTGCCTCCAGTGGTAAGTCGGCTATAGTGGCCAACGCTCCGAAGACAAGCAGCAGCCACCGAACTTGCCCTCTGAGTGCTTTGCCGCTGAAATGGCTAAAGGCATACGCTAAGGTGCAAAAGCCAGAACGTTATATTGTAGGCATGGGCAAGAAACCTATAGAGCCTCGGACTTACACCAACTGGTATTATGCAAAGTTGGATGCGCTTGGTCTGCCAAGACTGAATCCTCATTGCATGCGCCATACGTTTGCCACCCAGATGCTTCATAGCGGCGTTGACCCTGCTACTACGGCAAGCATCTTGGGTCATTCGTCGCCAGCCATCACGCTTGAGATATATAGTCACACAGACGAAGACGAGAAGCGGAAACAAGTGAACGCAGTATTCGGAAAAATGTTTAAGTAGTAATGAAGCGCTTTAAGAGCACATCCCCATCGGAACTATATGCCGAATGTTGGGAATATGTAGTTGCTTGCACAATGGGGAATTGTCCGCACCTTCAGCGAGAGGAAGCAGAAGACATGACATCACAAGCGTTTTTAGAACTGCTTACAAACGGACGGACAAACCTCCAAAACTGGGTATGGACGGCAAAGATGCGTGGCAGGTGGCACTATCAGACGCAGCATCTTCGATATGTCCCAAGCGGAACGCTTTACGACATGATAGACATCCGATGCACAACGCCCGACAGATGCGAGATATTCCACCCCGGTGAACTTTTACGCCGTAAGGACGCAAAAGCAGCATTTGCCCTGATGATGAAGGGGTATAACCGTGCTGAAGTAGCAGATGAGTTGCACCGCCATCCTGTAGGTGTGACAAAGATGATGGAACGTCTGCGCAATAAGTGCAAGGATTATCTGAGAAAAGACATAGCAATCTATCAAGGTAAAAGGATATGAACAAGAAAGAATGTTTGGATTTCTTCGGCATAGACGACATCATGAATCTGCCTAAAGCCGTAGAGCAAGTCATACAAAAGCCGCTCTACGAGCGCAATGATATATATCGAGAGTTTATGCGGCTGAACAATTACGACATGGGGCGCGACTGGTTTCAGCGAGTATATGAAGAAGAATTCAGCCAGCGCAAGAACCAAGGGCAAGACTTTACGCCTATAGAGGTGACGGAATTATGTTCAATGCTGGCAGGTGTAGAGAATGCCAGGAACGTACACGAGCCAACAGCAGGGACAGGCCAACTAATCATATCGGCATGGTGGATATGGGCAAAGTCACGTACACCATGGGAGGCTTTCCCTTCGCTTTTCCCCGTCACCGTGTGGGAAATCCTCGACCGCACAATCCCTTTCCTTCTGTTCAATCTGAGCATACGCGGGCTGATGGGATATGTATATTGTGGCGACGTGCTTGAAAAGATCGTCAAGGCAAAGTATATTCTTCTGAATCGCCACGACGATGCACTTGGTTTCTCCGAGATCATTCTTGATGAAACACTGAATAAGACCATCAAAGGACTGCCGGAACCCGACAGGCAGTTATCCGAGAATATAAGAATAGCAACGCCAATGTCAGACAACGATGACGAACCAAAAACACCTCGACAGCTGACGCTCTTCTGACATCAGCCCTCAGACATCAGCCGAAATAAGGACTATTTTCTCTCCGTCAACCATAAAAAATGCCCCGCCGGGTTGCCGGCGGGGCTGCTCTTGTTGTGATAAGAGTGCATGTCAAATCAATGCCACCTTCAAGAGCATGTTTCCCAAGTCATGCAGCGCTTCCTCCACCATTTTCGCCTCGCTGGCCGTGAAATGGGCCTCCTTGCCGTTCACCTTGTGCCCATTGAGACGTTGCGACAGCCACGATTTGCTCTTGCCGCATTTTGAGGCGATGTAAGTGAGCGATATGGCATTCGGTACGTCGCCCAGCTTGCGCCGAATGGATTCGGCCTTCAACTCGGTGATGTCCTCCTCCATGGCGTCCATCATTCGCTGGTAGTCTGACAGCGAAGCCTCGTTGTATGCCTTCCGTTCCTCTTCCGACATGGCGGCCTGCACTTCTTTTTGGTAATGCTTCGCCGCTTCCAGTTCCTCAGGGGTATCCGCTTTTTCGTACCTGTCTATCACTTCCCGTAATGTGGGATTATCTATTAGTTCTGTCAAGTTTCTCATTTCTTTGTTGTTTTGTTTGAAGGGTGCCCCTTTCGGGGCTCCCCTTGGTTGTTACTTTGTTTCTTCATCCCCCTCATCTTCCAGTGGCACTCCCAGTCCCAAAAGGGTTTCGTGGGCCGTTTTCCATCTTTCGAGGTATTCGTTCATCAGTTTCTCCTTCCATTCGTCTGAGAGTGTTGAGTTCTCGATGGCCATCAAAATGCGCTCCATCCGTTTCTTGTACTCTTCCACTTCTTTCCTTGTCGGCATTGTTCTTGTTTTTTAGGTTTGACATGTTCTTTAACTCTTATCACGCTGCAAAGATAATAAATAATTGTTTATTGTGCAAATGAATTTTCGTTTATTTTTCAGCCTGGTTAAATTTTTAACATTTCATCACTCGTCACTCACAGCACCCCCTTGTAATGGAGCAGCAACTTGTTGGCCTCCTTGATGTTCTTGGGCGTGTAGATATCGGTGATGAGCACCGAGGAATGGCGCGCCTGGTCGCGTACCGACAGGATGTCGGTGCCGCAGCGCAGCATGTTGGTGATGCCTGTGTCCTTGAGCGAATAGAATTTGTAGCGGGCCGAGAAACCCAGGTCGGCCCTCACGTAGCGGAGCCAATAGTCGCGGTACACCTTCTCAGAACGGCGTTCCTTGCCTGGTATGAAATCATCGCTGAAGAGGTAATAGTCGCCAGGAGCCTTGAACACCTCCAGTTCCACCATCAGGTCCATCACGTGGCGGGGCACGGTGATCACCGCGTCGTCGTGGTTCTTCGTGTGGTCGCCGTGCAGCAGCAGCGTCTGCCGCTCCACCGAGAAGTCGCCCACCTTCAGGTAACTCATCTCCCTCGGGCGCACCAGGCAGTAATGCAGGATATAACAGGCCAGCAAGTAATGGCGGTTCCTTTCCAGTAGGTAGGCTCGTATCTGCCTGAGCAGGTCGTCGGGTATCACGTCGCGGTTCTTTCCCTTGTTCCTCATCTTCACATTGGTCATGCCAAGGGTGGGGTCCACGGGCACGTAGCCACGTTCTGCCAAGTATTTGCCGAACACCTTCACCCAGCCTAAGTAATTGTTGCGCGTCTGGAGCGTATTGTTGCGGTCGATGAAGATGTAGTCGAGGAACCTGCCCACGGCCACCTTGTTGAACTGGTAGCAATAGAACACCTTGTCCGCTTTCAGCCCTTCATTCCACTTTCTCAGCACCTTCATGCGCGAGAGGTAAGAGGCCAGGGTCTCCTCGCGCATGTGTCCCTCGTTGGTCATTTTCATGAGGTAGTCGCGGTAGCGATCGCACACCTCGTCAAACAAGGTGTATTCCTCCGGCTGCAAAGCCTCGATCCAGGGGTTCCATCCCTGCATCAGTTTCTCGGTGATTTGCCGCACCAGGTGCTCGCCCACAACACGTTGCGCCTTGCGTCCCTTCACATGCCCCAGCATGATCTTCTTCTTCCGCAAACGCCCTTCTGTGGGGTCGAATGCGGAAAACGACACGTAACACTCCTTTTTCTGGTGGAACACCGGCGATTTCCACTCTAATATATAAGATGTGGATGATTGCCCTGAAACAAAATTTTTTTTAGCCAT